GTGCTATATACCAAACAGTACCGATATTTACGGGGTTTTACATATCGAAACTTTGTGATGTGGAATACTGGTGATCGCGCTCATATATACGATTCAGTTATGTGAGCTGGAAAAAATTAGCTGGAAAATTTCAGGAAATGATTTACTGGTGAGGTAGTTGGTTGATTCGGGTAGTCAAGGTCAATTAGCCCGTTGGGCGGTTAAGGCCAGAGTTAGCAGATTTACCCTATAGCGGATTTATACTGCCAGTGGTGGGATTATTGGTATTTGAACCCTCAGTTGTATCACTTAGGAATGATACAGCAGATGTATCATTCTTGTATGATACACTTCACCCCTTGTATACCTTTCTTATAATGATACACTTATGCACCATGAAGGACACTGAATTTGTGAAATTAAAGATACCTGACGGGATAAATGCCATGCGTTATTTAACCGAACACGAGCCAAAATCAGTTTGCGTGCTATTTGGCGAATTGCTGCGAATCATGGATAAAACAAACGGGTTATTTGCGAAGCAGGCCGAACTTGCTGAAATATGCCATGTTAAGAGATTGACTATTGTTCGTGCCACCAAGCGTCTGATAGCACTAGAATTCATCAGGGCACATGGTGCTGGCCACCATACCTATTATGAGATCAATGCAGGCATAGCGACAAGATGCAGCAAGCGGGTTGAACAATACTCGACTGGATATGAACTCTGGTACGCTAAGATTCTAGTGAAAAAGTGAACGTGTAGAGGTGCTTCAATGACAGATTTATACAGACATTATGATAAGGACGATAACCTGCTCTATGTGGGTATATCCATTTCAACATTGCAAAGGCTAGGCCAGCATAGGAACAATGCTAGGTGGTTCGATTCTATTTCACGAATAGAGATAGAGAAATGTCCAGATAGGGCGGCTGCGCTTAAAAGCGAGGCAAAAGCCATAATCATGGAGAATCCTGCATATAATATTCAGCATTCAACAAGCAGGGAGAAAACAAGCAGAGCGAAGGAGCACTTTGATCCGAATAGATATACCATAATACACAGGGACACGGGGGAGGAGGTTCCAATAAGTGAACTAATGACCACGCTTTCGATGCCAGATTGGGAGACTGTAAATCCTTCTATATTGTGCGGTTTTATTAGCATTGCGGGGACAGAAGCGGGTAAGGTGTTAGCGCACTTGATTGCAGAAAGGACTAGCAAGAATCTCATCCTTGGGACGCACAAGAAAGTAGCTGAAGGTGCTGGTGTATCGTCTAGTCTTGTTTCCAAAGTTTATGGTGCGTTGATGCGCCGAGGCATGCTTAAAAAGGTTCGGAATGGCTGCTACTTCCTTAATCCAGAAATAATCTGCTACGGGAAGAAAATACACGGTGCGATGTTGCTTAGGCTGTGGGGTGAGGTATGAGCAAGGGTATGGACATTAAAACATTCAACATAGACAAAGAGGCTGCCATGTGGGGTCTGCTATACGGCCTTCGTGAAAGTATGGTAGATTTCCTTCTCACATACGTTACTGATCCGGAAAGTCAGGCTACTGAGACACTTCAATTCAGGTGGTCATGGCGGAATGCTCCGACTTTGTTAGAGGATCGTCTTGAAGCTACCCTGATGTTTAATATGGTTCCTCATTTCGTATCAATCAAATTGACTGATGTTGTAAGCATTTCCACAGATTCAGGTATGACTGTTGGCACGATGTACGCGTATGAGAAGAATACGGATAAACCAAAGCTGAGGGTGATAAATTGAGTAATATTCCTACGATTGGCGATGACATGAAGGAGTTCTTCGACGACCCGCTTGGGTTCGTCCTGTACACTTTCCCTTGGGGTGAAGGTGCGCTTGGAAGGCATACCGGCCCCGACATGTGGCAGGTTGATTTGCTCAATCAGATCGGTGCGGCTGTAAAGACAGGAAACAGGAAGGCTGTAAGGGCTGCAATATCGAGCGGACATGGAGTCGGAAAAGCGGAGAAGGTCAATAAGATCATACACTTACAGGATATTAACAGGCGACAAGGTATCAATGTGTGGGGTGATTTGCAAGCCGGAGATTATGTTCTTGGTAATGATGGTAGTCCTACTAAAATAATCAATACTACGCGGTATAGGCAGATTCCATTTTATAAGGTTACGTTTGATGATGGAAGTTCAGTGGAAGTATCAAGCGGTCATCTATGGAATGTTCGAGGAAGGCAGGAGCGTAGAAATAAACTTGATACATGGCGTACTCTTTCGACACAGGATATTTTAGAAAAAGGCGTAATGCGTAGAAATGGCACAGCGATGGCGAAGCAGTGGGAGATACCCACACAGGGAGCCGCTGAGTATACCCATAAAGACGTTTTCGATGCTTATACTGTAGGTGTATGGCTTGGTGATGGATGCTCTGTACAAGGGACAATAGCATCAACAAGGAAAGAAATATGGGACAAGATTGGAGTTGAACCAAGTGAGACTACGGTAGCGTTTAAGAAATCAGGTTTAATGAAGTGTTCGCCTAAAGGTATGCGTGTTGCGGTTAGATCGTATGGTATGTTACCAGTAACCTGTGATACCAAATTTATCGCTGACGAATATAAATATAATTCAGTCGAAGTTCGCAAGGCTATAGTAGCAGGCATGTTAGATTCTGATGGAGAAGTTCATCATAGCGGAAGTATTGGGTATTCCTCATCCAGTAAGACCCTTGTAGAAGATTTGATATGGATGGTTCGCTCTCTCGGTGGCAAGGCGATGATGCAAAATGCCGTCAAGAAAACTGGGTATAAAGATAAAGATGGAGTATTCCACCCGTGTAAAGACTGTTACCGATGTACCATTAACTTTGGTGGTAAGTGGAATCCGTTTACTCACACCGAAAAGAAAGCCAAGCTAAAGATGGATATTGAACATCGGTATCTGTGCCGATGGATAACCAGTATCGAGCCAGTCGGAGTTGATGATGGAATGTGCATAACAGTTGAAGCAGAAGATCACCTGTATTTAGCCAATGATTTCATAGTGACCCACAATTCAGCGTTAGTTTCATGGGTGGTACTGTGGTTTATGAGTACAAGATCAGAGGCGCAGATAGTCGTTACAGCGAATACTCAAGGCCAGTTGAAAACAAAGACTTGGCGTGAACTGTCAAAATGGCACAAGCTATCTATCAATCGGGACTGGTTCACATGGACGGCTACGAAGTTTTACCTGAATGACGCACCAGAGACATGGTTTGCGAATGCTATCCCTTGGACAGAGGGTAATTCAGAAGCATTCGCCGGTACCCATGATGAGAACGTACTTGTCATTTACGATGAGGCAAGTGCAATCGCTGACTGTATATGGACGGTTACTGAGGGTGCAATGACTACTGATGGTGCAATGTGGCTAGCCTTCGGAAACCCGACCAGGAACAACGGTAAATTCTATGACTGTTTCCACGGCCAAAAGAAAAGGTGGATCACCGCGCAGGTAGATTCAAGATCTGCAAAGATGACGAATAAAGACCAGTTAAACGAGTGGGTCGAAGATTACGGCGAAGATTCAGACTTTGTACGGGTTAGGGTTCGTGGCGTATTTCCAAGGGCAGGCTCAACGCAGTATATCGCCAGTGATGTTGTAGATAATGCTACCAAATACAAGGCAGAGGGCTTCGAGAGTGCCCCTCTGCTGCTCGCAGTCGATGTTGCAAGGTTTGGTGGCGACAAAACAATTCTAACGCTTAGACAGGGCAGAAAGGTATTCCCACAGATAAAGTATCTTGGGCTAGATACCATGACAGTCGCAGATAAAGTCGCAGATGTAATCCTACAGCATCAACCTACCGCTACGTTTGTTGATGGTGGAGGTATTGGTGGCGGCGTAATTGACAGGCTTAGACAACTTGGATACAACATTATCGAGGCCAATTCATCTGATGCAGCTCAAGAATCAGACAGATTTGCCAATAAAAGGGCTGAAATGTGGGGTAGGATGCGCCAATTTCTTATAGATGGTGCTGAAATCCCTGATGACCCAGACCTTAAAACTGCCCTGTGCGTACCTGAGTTTTTATACAACAGCAGAAACCTTATCCTGATTGAATCAAAAAAGGATATTAGGAAACGTGGACTAAGTTCACCTGATGAAGCTGATTCACTAGCCTTTACCTTTTACGAGCAAGTGTATGCCTATGCAAAAAGAACCAGAAAAAGGAAAGTGTCATCATGGCTAACAGTGTAGTTGAATTCATACTGTTAATATGTATGATGCGTTTTCATGGCATACGATTTTGTAACTGCGAAAGACGCGCATACACCTGTAATACAGGAAGATTTGACCGGAAGGCCGGAAGATAACGAGAACGCCTATAATACTGACGTTTTAGGTAAAGTAAGGCTTTTTTGGGAAGAAGCGCGGGTATTGCAGGCGACGGAAAGGTATGAGCAGGCCATTGATCAGGATTTCTATGATGGCCTACAGTGGACATTGGCAGATCAGCAGATTTTGCAGGCTCGTGGGCAGGCACCACTTGTTATCAATGAAATTAAACCGGCGATTGACCTTCTAATTGGCACTGAGAAACGAACCAGAGTCGAATTTAACGTCCTTCCAAGAAAGAATAACAGCGGTGAATTAGTTTCAGCCAGAGCAAAAACGCAGATGATGAAGTACATCAATGACGTAAGTTATGGGCGTATGGAAAAATCAGCAGCATTCAAAGACCAAATAACAGCAGGTATTGGATGGCTCGAAATAGGCGTATGCCATAACGCTGACAACCCAATTTTTATGAAGCGCGTTGATTGGCGAACAATGTGGTATGATGCAAAATGCCGCTCACCAATGTTAAGAGACTGTCGTTATGTAATCAGGTCA